CATTGAGGATATTACCGGAAATTAAGTTTATTGACATCTGGTGGCCTTTGCCAGATATTTACCGCTAGGTTGAGCTCTGGATGACCGAGATGGGCTCGCCCACGGGTGGAGCCGAAGTGAAAGTGATGTCATCAAGGCCGCCGCCCGTGATGGTGTAGGCCGTGGTCGGAGTCTGGTATATGGATCCCACAAAAACAATGACCTGATCATCACCTGCCACAGACGCACTGAGTGCAAATGTCAGCGTGGATCCATCACCGGTGAAGTTGTCCACAGTATAGGTGATGGCACCTGCTGCACCCAGTTGCACAAACGCAGACCCATTGAAAAACTCCACTGATCCAAGATCGGTGTTGTAGCGGATCAGACCAAAGATAGGATCTGTTGGCCGTATGGCGGAGCTACCTGCAGGCAGCACCACGCCAGATGATCCTGATTCTAGTTCACGATTTTTGACTCAGTTGCCCATTACACCGAGATCGAACTCACGGTCACTGCTATCACGTTGGCCACGTTGGCCTCCACATCAATGAAGTCATTGTTGTCCAAGATCAGTTTTTCCGTGGAGATAACGTAGGTATCCCCGGTGCCGGTGTTGCCCGCGGTTATCAGCAGCTGGTTGTAGATCAAGCTGCTGTCTCCCGGACCAGAACTGTCTGAACTGTCCACACAGTACACGTTTACAGTGGCATCTTGATCACCGGTGTTGCAGATATACATCACTGTGATGGCCTGCTGGCCCAATGCAGTGAACACTGTGACTGGTTCGGTTGAATCGATAAAAGTGTTGGTTATAGCCATTGTTGATCCTTAAAATATGATTCCAAAAACGATGGCCTTGGTCTTGCTGACCAGCTCGTCGTCCACGGTTGAACTTTTCACATACACACCGGTGCCGCCAGATCCTTCTGCGTTGTTGTACAAGGCAGCTGAATTGGCAGTGGCAGTGGGTGTGGCACCAATGTTGCCCAATATCATCTGTCCTTGCACAGTTAATTTGCTTGTGGCCTTGTCAAAGGTCAGATTGGCATTGCCACCAAATGAACCACCGTCATTGAACTGCACTTGGGTGTTGGCACCTGCCACTGTGCCTGTGGCTATAGCCGACCAGGTGCCCGTGAGCCCGGTGGCATCGGTGCTGCTGCTGATTTCCCACTGGCCAGCAGTGGCATCATAGCGTATGCCCGCAAAAGTGCTCACAGCGGTGTGGGTGAGCACACCAGAATTTGAAGGATAACTGCCGGTGTTGCTGGAGTTTAGCACGATGAACGGATCTTTGACATTGAGTTCCGTGACATTGATGTAGGTGAGATTGCCACTCACGTCCAGGTTGCCCACCACCTCCACGGTGTGCGTGGTGATAGTGACATTGTCCGTGGCATTCAGTGTGGTGATCGCATAATCACCGTCGATGCGTTTGTAGGTGGCCATCTATAGATCCTTTGGTGTATTTATTCGTGCCAGGAAGTCTGGAAAGCCAAGTTTTTCCATGTTGTTCATACCATTGAATTCCGCAATGTCTGCTGTGGTAGCACCATGCACCCGGATGAATCGCTGACCAGGATGATCTCGCACCACTGTGAGTATCTGCCTGACCCAGTTGCCGGTGAACGTGGGCAGGGCTTCGGTTTTCTTGTAGAATTCCGTGTCCGCGTACACATTGTTGAATCTGCCGGCTTCGGTAGGGCCCATGTCAAACCCCACCAGATAGATGGGATTCATACCGTCTTCCGCGGCTATGGCACAGGCTATGGGCCCGGAACTGAATCCAAAGTATTTTTTGGGCACTGGTAGTGCACCTAGGTTTGGCATGGGCCTGCGTGTGTAAAATCTGTTGTTGCGAGGATATCCCGATTCCTGTATCTGCGTGGCTATGGGGCGATCCGTGGCCACCAACACCGTGGGGCAGTGGCTGCGATACAGGCCGTTGCAGCCGTACACAGGTGCCACAGTCAGCAGGTGATTCACATCCAAGGGCTCGCGGCTGCGACCGTTGCCCAACACAATGGCGGCCATAAAAAAATCCTCCCTGTATGTAGCAGGGAGGATGGGGGTTGCCAGCAAAATTCCGTGATTAGGTGTAGTTTTCCACGATGCCCACATCCAGGAGATTCTGTTGTGTGGCAGTGTTGGCCTGACCGGATGTGCCAGACTTGATCTGCTGACCTTCGTCAGTGAAGAAGTTGGTGGCATATCGTACCGCAGGTGAGGAATAGTCCAGCATGAACTTGTTGGTGAGCTTGCTGATCAAGGTAGCCGAACTGTCACTGAAAGTGAACGTGATGTTCATGTTGCCTTCGGTGAGCGAACTATCAGCTTCGTTGGCCAGGGTGCAGACACCGGTGTTGGTTCCATCTGACACCAGGTACTTGGTACTGCCTTTCTGGCGGATGATATAGCCATCGGCTTCCGCACCCGAACCAGTGATAAACACACGGCACTTGACCACGGGGTAAGCGGCCGTGGCCAAGGTACCAGCCGAATCATCGCCACCTACCACGCCCAGGAACTGGTCAGGGTTGAAAGTGTCGTTGTACACTGGATTTGTGAGTTGGTCAAAGGCATTGAAACCGATGTCAACTGTGGTTGTTTTTTTGATCTTGAGGGGACGTCCCATTTGTTTTCTCCTATAAAGAAGTCCAATGCGAGTTCTAGTCGCTACGCGGTGGGTTTAATCGCCGCATAAACACAAGGATTGTGTGAAAGTATTTAGCAGAATATTGCAGTGTAATATACATGGTTTAAATACTAGATGACTGTGGATGATCTCATCGAGCAAGGCAATCAACATCGAGCCAACAATGAACCTGCACAGGCCCTGGCCTGCTATGCACAGGCCTTTGTGCAAGATTTCAATTCTGCTGCTGCCTGGAACAACTATGGCAACGTGATCCGCGAGATGGGCTATCCTGATCGTGCCCGACCGTTCCTGGAACAGGCCATCCGCATCGACCCCAATCACACCACCGCGAAATTCAATCTCGCCGTGGCTCTCTTGCTTGAAGGCAACTACGAACAGGGCTGGCCGGCCTATGAAAGCCGCTGGAACTTTGAGCATCTAGCCGGCACCCTGCCTGCCTACCCACAACCTCGATGGCAGGGTGAGGATCTCCAAGGCCGCACCCTCTTGATCATGGGTGAACAAGGCCTGGGTGACTGCATACAGTTCGTGCGATACATTGAACCTTTGCAGGCCCGAGGTGCTCGTATCATACTGCAGGTGCCCGACGCCTTGATCTCCTTGATGCAGATCGACGGTGGTACCACCATTGGATTTGGTCAACCCGTACCGGCGTTTGATGTGTGGTGTCCCATGATGAGCCTGCCTGCTGTGATGATGACCACGGTGGCCACCATACCCAGGGCACTGAGTTATATCTCTGCCAATGCCGCGGCCGTGGCTGAATGGAATCGTCGCCTGGGACCACGCACACGGCTCCGGGTGGGAGTGTCATGGTCGGGTCGCAGAGACTCCTGGATCAACCAACACAAGTCAGTGCCTTTTGAACAGATCGCAGAGATGATCCAACGGAATCCCGAATATCAATGGGTGAATCTGCAGGTGGATGCGGATCAAGAACAATCCGAGATCTTGGTGGAGTCGGGAGTGTCTACATATCCCGGCACTATACAGTGCATGGCCGACACAGCGGCCTTGATCGCTGGTTTGGATGTGGTGATCTCTGTGGATTCTGCAGTGAGCCATCTGTCAGCGGCCATGGGGCGGCCCACTTGGATCATGCTGAACGATTATGCCGTGGACTGGCGTTGGCTGCGAGATCGCGGTGATAGCCCGTGGTATCCCACGGTGAAACTGTTCCGCCAACCTGGCCAGGGCGACTGGCGATCGGTGCTGGATCGCATACAGCGTTTCCTGCCCACATTCACTGTCTAAGCGGTCTGCCACTGCTTCAGGTATGAGTATGCCCACACCGGTCTGGTGATGGTGTTTGATTGGAATTCTCTGTTTGAGTTTTCCGTGCTCACTGTTTCGGTGCAACGGCATTCAAACACCTGTGTGCTGAACGTGTCCTGGGCACCGCCTTCCACTGCCGAACCTTGGATCACATATGTGGCCGGCGGTGACGTATAACTCAGCAGGAACACCGGACCCATGGCTCTGGTGCCAAGATTGGTCTCTGTCTCACCGCCGTAGATGATGCCCACACCGTTGAATGAATTGGAGTTGGGCTGCCTGATGACCTGCCATTGT